AGTTGTTGTAAAAGAAGAAACAAACATTGATCCTCATTTAAAACATAATAAAAGATTATATAATCTTAATGATGGCTACTCTAAAACAAGAGATTTAAAAAGAGTTGCTTCTATACCTTTAGGTGCATTACAAATTTGGGCTTTAGAATATGATCCAAGTTGTAAAGGCAACTGGTGGAAACTTCCAAAAGAAACTCAAAGTAAAATACTTAAACTCAAATTGAACAGTAGTGAGTTTAAATATTTTAGAACAGCAGACGGAAAATTATAATGGCATTATCAAACTATACAGAATTACAATCATCTTTAGCAAATTGGTTAAACCGGTCAGACTTAACAACTGAGATTGCAAATGATTTTATTGTTCTAACAGAAAAAGATTTTAATTCTAAATTAAGAGTTAGAAAACAAATATCACAAACAACAATTACTATTAATGCTGAAACTGCAAATTTACCAACAGGATTTTTACAAGTAAGAGATTTTTATATTCTTGTAGGATCAGAAAAATATTCTTTAACTTATATGACTCCTCCACAAATGGATCAAATAAGAGGTACATCAATGACAGGTATTCCAAGAGTTTATACTATACTTGGAGATACATTTAGATTTTCACCTAAACCTGATACAACATACACAGGATATTTAAATTTTTATAAAGAGTTTGACCCTTTATCTTCATTAAACACAACAAACTATATTTTAACTAATCATCCATCTATTTATTTATATGGTTCTTTATATCATGCTTCTAATTTTTTAGGTGGTGTTGATCCTCAAAGAGTACAACAATGGCAACAACTCTATACTACTGCTTTAGAAAGATTAGAAAGAAACGATAGAGAAGATCAGTTTAGTGGTTCGCCTTTACAAATTAGAGGAGATACTACTGTTGAAGCTGCTTTTTCTTCAAACATTATACCAACAATTAATAATAACGGATAATAAATGCAAGTACCTTTTGGCGAATGGCTTCCTGACCAACCAGCATATTTAAATCCTGGTGCTAATGAAGCTAACAATGTTTACTACGCTGCAAGATCATATAAACCTTTTCCATCTTTAGTAAAATTTTCAACAAACAATATTGGTGCAAATTCAAAAGGAGCAGGTTCTTTTAGATCAACTTCTAATGTAGCTAATAACTTTGCTGCAACAAAAACTAATATTTATAAATTAGAACAAGGTTCTTTTACTTCTATTAAATCAGGACTAACAGGAACAGATACAGATTTTTTTACCTTTACACAATTTGGCGATCATATTATTGCAAGTAATGGTAAAGATGCTCCTCAATATTTTTTAATGGGAACATCTACTAACTTTGCTAATCTAAGCACTATTGCAACAAGTGGTACTCCTCCTGTATTTAGAACATCAGGTGTCATCAGAGATTTTTTAGTTACAGGTAATCAAAATGCAAATCGTAATAGAGTTCAATGGTCAGGTATTAATGATATAACAACTTGGACTCCAGGAACTAAACAGGCAGATTCACAAGACTTACCAGGTTCAGGTGGTCAGATCGTAGCTATAACATCAGGTGAGTATGGTTATGTATTTAGACAAAACGAAATAGTAAGAATGGATTATGTAGGTGGTGCAACAGTATTTAGATTTTCAGTTGTATCTCCTAATAGAGGTGCAGTTTATGGAAAAACAGTTTGCCAAGATAACAGGAGAGCTTTCTTTTATGCTGATGATGGTTTTTTTGAAGTAAGTGGCGATCAAGTAAAAGCTATTGGTGCAGAAAAAGTAAATAGATTTTTTGATGTAGATTTAAACAAAGCATTCTCAGATAGAATAGTAGCTGCTGTAGATCCTTTTAATCAATTAGCTATTTGGTTATATCCATCATCTCAAGATACAGCAAATACTACAGGTATATGTGATAGAGTTATTGTATATAATTATGTTACAGAAAAATGGAGTATAGCTGATGCTTCTGCTTCTACAATTTTTACACAGTTTTTAGGAGCTTACACAGTAGAACAAATGGATTTAATTTCAGGAAACCTAGATAACATTAACATTTCTTTAGACACAGCTTTTTGGGATGGAGGACAGTTGTCTTTAGGAGCAATAAATTCAAGTTTTGAGTCAGCTATCTTTTCAGGTGATTCAGGTGAAGTAACTTTAGAAACTTCAGAATTAGAGTTGTTTCCAGGATTAAGAAGTGATATTACAGAAGTAAGACCGATTGTTGATGCCAATGCAACAGTAGCAATAACAAAAAGAGAAAAATTAGTAGATCAACCAGTTACATCTAGTTATTCATCTATGGTTACAAGTGGTAGTGTACCAGTAAGACAATCAGGAAGATATGTAAGAGCAAGTGTTAAAATCCCAGCAGGTACTGCTTGGAAAGATGCACAAGGGGTTAATTTTGTAGCTTCAAAAGCAGGTGGAAGATGACAGATAAAACTGATATAGACAATGTACGATACAGTTTAGATACACAGGAATTTTTTCAAAGACAAGTAGAAGAAGCTGTTAATGTTTTAATTAACGAAAAGAATACAGAAAACAATAAAGCATTTGCTTGGTTTTTAGGAGATTAAAAAAATAAATGACAAGTAACATTAAAGATTATTCAACAACCCAATCTAGCAACACTACATTAAATACAATTAATGTTGCAGAGGGAATGTTACCATCCAATCTTAATAATGCCATTAGAGCATTAATGAAAAATACTAGAGATTGGTATAATGATGCACAATGGGTAGAGTATGGTGTTGGGTCAGGAACTCCAGTTGTAGCTTATGCTTCAGCAACTTCATTTACTTTAACAGGTGCAGATTCAACATCTCAATATGTTGCAAACAGGAGAATTAAAGCTATTGGTTCTTCAACAGGAACAATTTACGGAACAATATCTTCTTCTGCTTTTAATGGTGTAACAACAACTACAGTAAATGTTACTTGGGATTCAGGACAACTTTCTTCAGAAACATTAAGAATTTATATTGGTATTTTAACACCAACTAATACTTCAATTCCTTCAGGAGTTATTGGTTCAGCTCAAATTGCAGATGGATCTGTTACTACTGCTAAAATTGCTAATGATGCAGTTAATAATGATAAGATTGCAGACAATGCAGTTCAAGCATCTCAACTAAATGCAAATGCAGTAACAGAAGCTAAAATAAATGCTAATGCTGTTACAACAACAAAAATAGCAGATGATGCTATAACAACTGCAAAGATTGCAGACGCTAATGTTTCTACTGCTAAATTAGCTGACAACGCAGTTACTACTGCAAAAATAACTAATTCAAATGTTACTGCTGATAAGTTAGCTAGTAACGCTGTTACTACTGCTAAGATTACAGATGCAAATGTAACAACTGCTAAGATAGCAGATGCTAATGTTACAACTGGAAAAATATTAGATTCAAATGTTACAACAGCTAAAATTGCTGATGATGCAGTTACTGCTGCTAAAATAGCAGATGCAGTTTTAGTTACAGCTTCTGAACAATCAGGATCTACACCTGATGATGTTACAGTATTTACAACTTCAGCAGCTAATAATAGATTTTTTAATGTAGATAGTTCTGAAACAATTAGTTCAGGACAAACATGGTCAGATAGTGATTCGTTTATTGCAACAACAGCAGCTATATCAGCTAGAGTTATAGATTTAGTAGATGATGTAGGTGGCTTTGTTCCAATAGCAAATGAAACAAGTTTTCCAAATGTAAATCCTGATGTCAATAATGGTGTAGGAACTATTGTTAGTGTTGAATCACTTGCAAATTCTTATACTGCAAGTGGATCAGGTGTTGTAACTATACCTAATGGTACAGTTGGTAATTCAACAGTTACATTAAATGGAGTTGCTAATGGTTCTTCTTTACCTGCTGGTTATGGTATCTTAGTTGAATCAACAACAACTCAACACACATATAATTTTCATAGATTAGTTCCTATAGCAACTGAAGTAACAACAGTAGCTGGAATATCAACTGCAATTTCAAATGTTAATTCAAACTCATCAAATATAAATACAGTTGCAGGAGATTCTACAGATATTGCTACAGTAGCTGGTATATCTTCTAATGTATCTACAGTAGCTGGTATTAGTTCTAATGTAACAACTGTTGCTAGTAATAACACAAACATTAACACAGTAGCTTCTAATAATTCAAATATTACAAATGTTGGTGGTTCTATTACTAATGTAAATACAGTAGCTGGTTCAATCTCTAATGTTAATACAACAGCAGCAAACATAACTGGTGTTAATAGTTTTGGCGAAAGATACAGAGTTGCAAGTTCAGCTCCATCTTCTTCACTAGATGTTGGAGATTTATATTTTGACACAACTGCAAATGAATTAAAAGTTTATAAATCAAGTGGTTGGGCAGCAGCAGGTTCTACAGTAAACGGAACTTCAGCTAGATTTAAATACACAGCTTCAGGAAGTCAAACTACATTTACAGGTACAGATGATAATGGAAATACTTTAGCTTATGATGCAGGATTTATTGATATTTATAAAAATGGAGCTAAGTTAGTAAACGGAACAGATGTAACTGTAACATCAGGCACATCAGTTGTTTTAGCAACAGGTGCAGTTGCTGGTGATATTATTGATATTGTAGCTTACGGAACATTTGATGTAGCAGCAATCGCAGCTTCTAATATTACTTCAGGAACTTTAAATGATGCAAGACTACCTACAACAATAGCAGGTAAAACACTTACTACTGCTACTGTTGAAGCAAACAGTTTAACTGCTAGAGGAGATGGTTCTTCAGCAGATGGAAAAATTACTTTAAACTGTAGTCAAAATTCTCATGGAGTTAAAATACAATCTCCAGCTCACTCTGCTGGTCAATCATATACTTTAATTTTACCAACTTCTGTTGGATCAGCAAATCAAGTTTTAGCTAGTAATGGTTCAAGCACAAATCAATTATCTTGGATAGATGCAGCAGAAACAAAACCAACTGTAGCTAATGTTGCACAAACGATTGCACCTGATACAGCTACAACAATAAGTATTACAGGAACAAACTTTGTATCAATACCTCAAGTAGAGTTTATTAAAACAGATGGTTCAGTAGTAGTTGCTAATACTATTTCTTTTACTAATGCTACAACACTTTCAGTTAATGTAACTTTAGCATTAGGTAATTATTATGTAAGAGTAGAAAACCCTGATGGTAACGCAGGAAGAAGTACAAATAATATTATTACTTCATCTACTGCTCCTACATTTAGCACAGCAGCAGGTTCTCTTGGCACAATAGCTGGTAATTTTTCAGGTACAGTTGCAACGATTGCAGGTTCATCTGATACAACAATAGCTTTTTCTGAAACAACTTCAGTATTAACTAACGCATCTCAAGCAAATTGTACTTTAAATTCAACAACAGGTGTGATAACAACAAGTGATTTCGGTGGTTCAAGTACAACACCAACAACTTATAATTTTACTATCAGAATTACTGACCAAGAAAATCAGACAGCAGATAGAAACTTTAGTTTAACAAGCTCATTTGGAGCAACAGGTGGAGGACAATTTAACTAATGGCTACAACATATTTAGAACGAACTTTAGGAACACCAACAAGCTCAAGAATTTGGACATTTTCTGCTTGGATAAAAAGAAGTGGTATAAGTTCAGCACAACATATTTTTAGTATTGATAATGGTAGTGCTAGAGATGCTTTCAGTTTTGATTCTGATGATGGATTACGATTATATTTTAATAGTAGTGCTTCACCTTATGCTGATTTATCAACTAACAGATTATTAAGAGATACTTCTTCATTTTATCATTTAGTTATAGCAGTTGATACAACACAAAGTACAGCAGATGATAGAGTAAAAT